TTGCCACTCAGGCCGATCTAACGATCACACGAATCAGCGTATCAACGTATGCCACGATCCCGAACAAGTTGACTCAGGCTCGCCCCATTCAGATTTGGGTGGAGCGCTTGGATCAGCCTCGCGTGACGCTGTGGCCCACTCCCGATAATGTGCAGCCCTACCAGCTGGTCTACTGGCGCCTCCGTCGTATTCAAGATGCTGGCGATGGCGTGAACACCATGGACATGCCTTTCCGCTTTATCCCCTGCATGGTGGCCGGCTTGGCCTATCACCTGTCTATGAAAATTCCCGGCGCCCTGCAACGCATGCCAGACCTCAAGGCTCAGTACGAAGAGGCTTGGGCTATTGCATCCACCGAAGACCGAGAGAAAGCCTCAGATCGGTTTGTGCCGCGTCGTATGTACATCTCGGGGTAAGACGTGGGAAACAAGTTTGCAAACGGCCCAAGAGCGATTGCGATATGCGATCGGTGTGGCTTTCAGTTCCGTTTAACAGAACTGCGCGAACTCATCATCAAGACCAAAAGGGTCAACATCAAGGTCTGCGAGGAATGTTGGGAAGAGGATCAGCCTCAGTTGCAGCTAGGCATGTTCCCTGTTGAAGACCCGCAGGCTTTGAGAAACCCTCGCCCAGACAACACATACCTGCAGTCGGGCGTTCTGGCTGATGGAGAACCCGGCGGTGGATCTCGAGACATTCAGTGGGGTTGGGCACCAGTCGGTGGGTCACGCGGATTTGATGCGCCACTCACGCCGAACAACTTGGTTTTAGACGTAGAAGTTGGTATAGTCACAATAGTAACGACGTAAGGAGTCGATATGAAACACGCAGACGTAAAGGTGGACAAGAAAGTGGTCAAGGCCGCTGTTCACAAACACGAGAAAGAAAAGCACCCCGGCAAGCCGCTGACCAAGCTGGCCAAGGGTGGTGGCGTTAAAATCCGTGGTACAGGCGCTGCCACCAAAGGCATCTACGCTCGCGGTCCCATGGCTTGAGGTGAGTCATGACCTTCACGCAACTTGTTGAAGCCATCAAGTCCTATACGGAGAACTACGACCCGGATTTCGTGTCGCAGATTCCTCTGTTCATTCGGCAGGCAGAGGAGCGCATCTATAACACGGTGCAGTTCCCCGCGCTTCGTCGCAACGTGACGGGCTTTACGTCGGCAAACAACAAGTATCTTGCGTGCCCTAATGACTTTCTCTCGGTCTATTCGATTGCCGTGATTGACCAGACTGGGCGCTATGAGTACTTGCTGAACAAGGATGTGAACTTCATCCGACAGGCGTACCCAAGCCCCACGAGCACCGGCATTCCAAAGTACTACGCCTTGTTTGGCCCTTCATTTGTGGACAGCGCTGAGTTGAGCTTTATCCTCGGCCCCACACCGAACGCCAGCTACAACGTAGAACTGCACTACTTTTTCTACCCCCAGTCCATTACGCAGACCCCAAGCGGTACTTCTTGGCTGGGCGACAACTTTGATCCTGTACTGCTGTACGGTGCACTGGTAGAGGCCAATACCTTTATGAAGGGTGAAGCCGATATGACTGCACTCTATGAGGCTAAGTACAAAGAGGCACTGGCCATGGCTAAGCGCTTGGGCGACGGCCTTGAAAAATCGGATTCGTACCGCAACGGTCAGCCAAGGGTTCCAGTAACATGACGCGGCACACACGCCAAGAAGCAAAACAGTTGGGCTTGCCCACCTGCTACGGAAGCGTTTGCGAAAAACACCCAGAGTTCGAGGGCTTGCGTCGAGTTTCCGGCGCTTGCGTTGAGTGCGCCAAAGAGCACTTGCGGAAAAGCCGTGCGGCCAACCCCGAGCGTACTCGTGCACAAAAGAAAAAGGATCGCGAAAAGTACATGGCGAATCCGGTTAACGCACAGAAAAAACGCCAAAGGGACGTAGAGTACCGCGCCCAAAACCGTGAGAAATGTGCTGAGAGTATTAAGGCATGGTCTGCCCGAAACCCAGACAAGGTTCGGGAATACTCCCGTAAAACTAAGCTCAAAAATGCCGCTACTATTCGTTTGGCTGCTGTTCGCTACCGATTAGAAAGCCCTGAAAAACGGAAGCAAACGACACGCAACTGGCGACAAAACAACAAGCATTTAGTGGCTGCGGCACAGCAAAGGCGCCACGCCGCAGAACTTCAGAGAACACCGCCTTGGCTAACAGATGACGACTGCTGGATGATGCAGCAGGCCTACGAAATTGCTGCCAAGCGCACAAAACAGTTTGGTTTTGCTTGGCACGTAGACCATATAATTCCACTGCAGGGCAAACGCGTGTCTGGTTTGCATGTGCCTTTAAATCTTCAAGTCATACCCGGTGTTGAAAACATGCGCAAACTGAACAAATTCGAGGTCGCTGCATGATTACCCAAACCGCAACCACACCGTTCAAGGCAGAGCTTCTGCAAGGCATCCACGACTTCAACACGGATGTGTTTAAGCTCGCTCTGTACGTGGCCACGGCCGATCTGGGTGCCAACACAGCGGTATATACCACGGTAGGCGAAGTCTCTGGTGCAGGCTACACAGCAGGCGGCGAGCCCATGACAGGCGTGAGTGTGAGTCCGCAGGGCTTCGTGAACTTCGCGAATGTCGTTTGGCCTGTCGCAAACTTTACGGCACGTGGTGCACTCATCTACAATAGCAGCAAGGCCAATCGGGCTGTTGCTGTGCTGGACTTCGGGGCTGACAAAACGGCCACAACGAGTTTCACGGTACAGGTTCCCCCTAACACAGCGACGAGCGCGTTGCTAAGATTTTCCTAAATAGGAGTTTGAGATGTTTACAGACAAAACCAAGTGCACTGACATGACCCAGTGCAGCGTTTCCAAGTCGAGCGGCGCAGTCGAGTCCACCAAGGGCGGCGGTGTTTTTACCGTTGAATGCCGTGACGCTCAGGGCAACCTGAAGTGGGCGGCCGAGAAACACAACCTCGTGGTCAACGTCGGCCTGCAAGACATGCTCACCAAGTACTTCACAGGCTCGAGCTACACCGCCGCATGGTATGTGGGTATCTACGGCTCTGGCAGCACAAACGACCCCGCCGCTGGCGACACCATGGCCTCACACGCTGGCTGGACAGAAGTGACTGCATACAGTCAGGCAACACGCCCCGCAGCGGTGTTTGGCACGGCCACAACGGCCAACCCCTCGGTGATTACGAATGTAGCAGCACCCGCGACTTTCTCGATCAACGGCACCACAGTGGTGGGCGGCGCGTTCCTGACATCGGACAATACTAAGGGTGGCACCACAGGCGTGTTGTTCTCTGCTGCGGACTTCCAAGCTCCCGGCGATCGTTCGGTGGTTTCGGGCGACACACTCACTGTATTTTATACTTATTCCCAGACAGCTACGTAAAACATGTGTATACTCTGACATTATTTGTTGGAGATACCATGACTTACGAAAAGAAGTTACTTGGAGTTTGGCGCACCATGCACAACCGTTGCTATAACGCAAACCAAAAATGCTACCCCAATTACGGCGGCCGTGGCATTAGTGTTGATGCGGAGTGGCATGGCGCAGATGGGTTCAAAAGGTTTCTTTTGGACATGGGGCCTCGGCCAGAAGGCGGCACCATAGAGCGTATAAAAAATGACGACAACTATGGTCCGTCAAATTGCCGATGGGCAACCAGAAGCGAGCAGTCAAAAAACAAAAGAAACAACCGCGTCATTGAAGCCGAAGGTAAAGCCCTGACGATTACCGAGTGGGCAAGAGAGCTTGGATGTTCGCACGCAGCAATTTTGTATCGCATACGAAAAGGCATGTCGGCACAAGATGCTGTTACAACGCCTATACCAAAGCGGCCAAATTCAAAGCTGAATGAGGGTGACGCATTGTTTATTTTGCAGAACTATCCGACAATGACGGCACACGCGTTGGCAACCAACCTAGGCGTCAGCAAAAAGACAGTTCTTAATGTTCTTCACGGCAAGACTTTTGCCGATGTATCGAAAGGTTTATGATGGCAACACAGTTCAAAAAAGGTGATGTGGTCAAGGTCAAAGCCGTGGTGCCCCAAGGCCCCGTGCTCGCGCTGCGCATGGATGAAGACGGCGTGGTGTACTGCTTGATCGAATGGGTAGACGCGGACGGAAAGCCCCAGCAACGCTGGTTTGCGGAAGAAGTCCTGACCGGAGCATGATAAATGGCCTTTGTTATCGCAGATCGTGTCCGGGAGACCACTAGCACTACCGGCACTGGAACACTCACGCTAGGTGGCCCGTTCTCGGGGTTTCAAGGTTTCTCTGTCATTGGCGATGGCAATACCACGTACTACGCCATCTCAGACCCCAACACGGGCTCATGGGAAGTAGGCATCGGCACCTACACGGCGTCAGGGAATACCCTAAGTCGTGACACGGTTCTGGCTTCCAGCAACTCTGGCTTGCTGGTTGTTTTCCCCGCTGGTACCAAGGATGTCATCTGTACTCAGCCTGCTGAGCGCAACGTGTACGCCGTGGGCACGGACGTGGTGGCGGCAAACAACGCCAAGGTACCCAACACCCTGCTGGCCAATAGCTCGATCACCATCAACGGAAACACGGTGGCTTTGGGCGGCACGACAACCATCACGGTCAACACGACTGAGACACTGACTCGAGGCACATACCTGACGGGCAACAACTTCAATGGCTCGGCCGCTACGACATGGGCGGTGGATGCGGACTCCAACAATACGGTTGGCAAGGTAGTGGTGCGTGACGGCTCGGGTAACTTCGCTGCGGGCACAATTACGGCTACGCGGTTTTCTGGTCCGCTGACAGGGATTGTGGGGGATGTTTCTCCTGCAGCCGGTACGTTCACGACCGTTAATGCCAACACGAGCCTAACCACGCCATCCGCAACGATTACAGGCGGAACAATCAACGGTACATCTGTGGGCGCAACGACGGCCTCTACAGGTGCATTTACGACGCTGACCAGCACGGGCACAACGACCCTGAACGGCACAACGATTCCGGCCAGCAAGACTCTGGCGGATACGGACTCAGCCCAAACTCTGACCAACAAAACCATCAGTGGTGCAAACAACACAATCACCAATGTCAGCCTAACAACTGGCGTAACAGGTACGCTACCAGTCGCCAACGGTGGTACTGGCGCAACAACATTAACAGCCAACAATGTCTTGCTTGGTAACGGCACATCAGCTTTGCAAGTCGTTGCACCCGGCACATCAGGTAATGTATTGACTTCGAATGGTACGACTTGGACAAGTCAACCGCCCGCCGCGCAAGGAACATTCGGCCTATTCCGCAAAGCCAACCCCGACATCGTGGCTTGGACAAAAACAGGCAACGGCACAGCCACCACATCAAGCATTTTGCATGTGGAAGTCAACGGCGTGCTACGCACCATTGCCAGTGGCACAAGTATCACCATGCCCTCGCTTTCGGCTGGTACGGATTACGCCATTTGGTGCAAGCCTGACGGCACACTAGAGGCTACCAGCAACCACACCAGCCCACCCGTTGCCAATTCGCGCAAGGTGGGTGGATTCCACTATGCGCCGGGCGGCAATGCCACCGGTCAGTCTGGTGGCAACACGACCGCCCAGATCAACCAGTATTCGTTCTGGGATTTGAAGTGGCGACCCAACTGCGCTGACCCTCGCGGCATGACGCTGGTGGCTGGTGGATTCTGGTCTGACATTTACCTGACAGGCGTGGATGCAATCACAAACGGCTCGTCTAAGTACAACGTGACGATGGCTGATGGCTCCAGCCCTCCAA